AAATTAATTACACAAATAAAGATATTGAAAAAAACCATGGCCACGCACCAGGTTTGGTTGATAAATTAAAACACGCATTGGAACATTTACCTAAAGTGGCACCTAAAAAAGGTGTATATCAGGGTGATGTAATGTTTAGTGGTGAAGATAAAAAAGAAACGAAGCGTGGTGTTTCATTTACTCCAAATACAATCACATATTCAGCCAAAGGGTCTGAAGCCGATAAGATTCGTAAGGCCAAATTTGGTTTAGTAGTTCATCAACAGTATCACGGCAACGATATTGCTTCAATGAGAGCAGATTCTAGTCCTGATGTTCACAATTTCAATCAACACGAAGATGTTTGGCATAAATCAGCTGAACATGATACATCAAAAATAAATTATTCAGAAAAAAGTCAACAACAATTTAGAAAACATATTGAAGCTGCACAAGCAATACATGATAAATCAGGTAAACAAATGTATAACACCACCGAACCTCATCGTGGTGTTGGTGGTCATTTAGAAACGTACATCAATCAAACTGTCAGAACTGGTGAAAAACCTACAGCTAAAGGCCTACAAAAACATATAAAAAACAAATTTATTAAAGCTGCATCTAAATTAAAAACACCAGCAGCTCAAGCAAGAAAAGAAACAGAAGCCAAATCTCATGTTCAACACATTGAAAATAATTCTGACCACTATAATAACCTCCTAAATATGCACCACCATTTACAACAAGCAAAAAATGTATTGGTTAAAAACTTAGAAACAAATACAGGCGGTTTAGAACATCATATTAATAATAAGCCAACAGGACCAGAAGGCTTTGTTGTTAACTACGGCGGCGAACCAACTAAATTAGTTAATAGAGCTGAATTTGCTAAAGCAAATTTACTAAGAACAAATAAATTTAAAAAACCAGAATGAAATCATTTTTAGATATAATCAAAGAAGAACAACAAGGTGAAAAACACCATGTTATTACCTTTGGTAGAATGAGTCCGCCCACCACAGGTCATCTAAAGGTGATTGATAAGGTCAAAGAAATTGCAAAAAGAAATAATGCAACACATTCTATTATTGTTTCTCATACACAAGATAGTAAAAAGAATCCGCTAAGTGCCGAACAAAAAATTAAACACTTAAAGCGTTATGCTGCCGGTCCAATATCAGAGGCAACAAAATCTAGCAATACGAGTTTTGTAGCCGCATCAAAAGAGAAACCAACAATATTACATCATGCGGTAGAGGCACACAATAATGGAGTAACACATCTTCATGTTGTTGTTGGTTCTGATCGTGTAAAAGGTATGCACGAATTATTACACAAATACAATGGTGTAAAATCTGCCCACGGCCATTATCATTTTAAAAAGATTACTGTTCACTCTGCTGGTCAGCGTGATCCTGATGCAGAAGGTACTGAAGGCATGTCTGGTACAAAAATGAGAGAACACGCAAAGAGTAAAAACTTTAGTGAGTTTAGAAAGGGTGTGCCTTCTCACGTTTCTGATAAACATACACACGAATTAATGAGTGACACACGAAAGGGTATGGGTTTACATGAATCGTATGGTCGTGGTTTATTCAAAGCAATTTTTGTGACTGGTGGACCGGGTTCTGGTAAAGATGTTATTATTCGTGAAGCAATTGCTGAAACTAGTGCTATTGAGTTAAATTTTGTGCAATCTCAAGATTATTTGTCCGATAAACAAAAGTTATCAGAAAAAACTAGTGATTTCCGTAGAGAGTCGATACGTAATCGTGGTCCTTTGATTATTAATGGACCGGCTGATGATAGAGATAGAATTTCATACATCAAAGAAGAACTTGAAGATATGGGTTACGACACTATGATGATTTTTGTGAGTACCACAAATGAAACAAGTAAAGAAAGAAACTCATTATTATCCAGAATGATGGTTGAGTCAGTACGCCAGGACAAGTGGACCAAATCACAAGAAAATACTAAATATTTCATAGAAGCCTTTAGTAACTTTATTCCTTTTGATAATACAGGTAACTTAGATACTAAAGAAGAAGATATACACGAAGTGTATGAATCTACTAATAAATTTTTAGATTCTGGTTTAGGAGATACAGCCGAAGATTGGTTGAATCGAAGAAGTAAGTTAAATATTAATTCATTATTTAAGGAAAATAAAAATGTTCAAAGCATTAATAGATTTATTAAAAATAAAACCAACCGTAGACCCTTGCTCGACAACGCCCCCGGCCAGCAGCTCCAAAGAAAGCTCAACAGACCAGATGACGTCCGGGACGGTGACGTTGCCAGAAACTCCGGGTACACATTTAGGACCTACCACGAAGAAGCCGGTCCCAAAGTCGAAATCCTCCCAACGACCAAAGAGCCCAACTTCCAGAAAGACAAAGAAAAAGTAAAAAGATTAAAGTTTGGAAATAAATCTAGTTCTGGTAGAATAGGTGATCCTAGTGGCATAGGTTCCGAGTGGAACACACGCACAAATGGCTCAGGATTAACTGGTGGTGCCGGTCTTGGTAATCAAACGTATAGTGAGAGCCAAGAATATAGTAATGCTAGTCCTTCTACATTGTCTATGCCATCAGGTGGATCAGTAAATCCACTAAGTAGTGAATATGACAATAAAGAATTTAAAAAGTTTAGAAAGTCTGTTAAGAAAGAAGCAATTGACGATCCAGGTGCTGTAGATATGGGTGTCGGCGGAACTCTTAATGGTGCTACAAATAAAGAGCCTTTAGTCACACCTAATGATAATAAGGTTCGAGTAAATAATCTTTTAAAGAGAAAAAAGAATGTTAAAATTTAAACAATTTTTAGAAGAAATCGAATCGTTAGACGAAAAATCTCCTGCGTGGCAACGTGCTGCAGGTAAAGATCCAAAAGGTGGTTTGAATCGTAAAGGTATTGCCTCTTATCGTAGAGAAAATCCAGGTTCTAAATTGTCGATGGCTGTAACAACAAAGCCATCAAAATTAAAACCAGGTTCAAAATCAGCTAAACGTAGAAAATCATTCTGTGCTCGTATGGGTGGAATGAAGAAACGATTAACATCGGCTAAAACAGCCAATGATCCAGATTCAAGAATTAACAAAGCATTACGCAAATGGAACTGCTAATAACGGAGAAAAAAATGTTCGCAAAAAATAAAATAAGCCAGTCAATGATCGATGCAGTAAACAAAGTTCTAGGTGAACAGCCTGTGAAACAAGAAGATGTATTACTGAACGAGGCTGGCGCTCCAATCAAAGAACCCACCTCTACAGGCATGAGAGTATATGGCCGTAGTTATGGTAATTCTGCAAAGGCTAAACAAGACCAAAGCAAATCTTCTGTTGATGACCTTAAAGGTCCTAAAACAAAAGACTTGATGCAGAAAGACAAAGAAGAACATGAGAAAACAAAAGGTAAGTATGACGAAGCTGCCAAGCCAGATTACTTAGACTTTGATAAAGATGGCGACAAAAAAGAGCCAATGAAGAAAGCCTTAAATGATAAGAAAAAAGTGGCTGAAGAATTAAAAGGTGACCAACATAAGATTGATGCAAATAAAAATAACAAAATTGACGCACATGATTTTGCCATTCTCCGTGGTAAAAAGAAGGTCAAAGAAGATATGTACTTTGCAAAGAAATTAATTGAAGGCATGAAGCGCTCTGATATTCCTGCTTCTGTTCGTAAGGCTCGTGGTGATGCACCATTGACACCAGCTGAAGTAAAGTCTGGTTCAAAAGATTCTATTTCTGATCCAAAGAATTTAGCAAAAGCACGCAACGAAGAAGTTGAATTGACTGAAGAACAACTTGATGAAATGATTAATGAAGTTCTAGGTAAAGATGCTACAGCTGGTGACTGGATACACGATTTCGTACATTCAGATAATCCTAAGTTTGCTGGTAAGTCTAAAGCGGAACGTAAGAAGATGGCTCTTGGTGCTTATTATGGTAAACAGAATGAAGCAACAATTGCCGGCACATCCGGATGGAAAAAAATGCCATCAACAGTAACCGATAAGTCTGGTGCAAAGCACTCACCAATGAGCCGTGCTAAAGATTTAGCACAACAAGCTTTTAAAAAAGTACAAGACAAAACTAAAGTTAAATAAAATGGCAAAAAAAATGAAAGATATCATTAAGAAAAATCCTGTAGCTAATGCTACATTTGGCACCAATCCATCTAATCCATGGGCCACCAAATATAATGTAACTGAAGCGACCGAAACAGAGTTATTGGCACGATATCTTAATTCAAGAGGTGTCAATCCTAGATTCGTCACAAGAGATACCAAGATTGCTCATGCCAAATCATCAGAATATGCAAAATGGAAAGCTGACCACATAGAACGTTTTGCAAGAGAAGAAGTTGAAGTCAAAGAGGACCATGTTGCTATTGCAATGGGTAAACAATTAGATGATGAAGGAAGTATGATACTCAATCAGTTGGACCAAATTGCTCGTTCTGTTGAAATGTTAAAACCAGTAATTAAAAAACCAGATATGCAAGTACCTGCTTGGGTTCAATCAAAAGTAACTCTTGCAACCGATTATATTGATACTGTTGCAAATTATATGACAAGCAATAATGAAAAAGTAAACGAAGCCAAGAAACCAAAACTAACAGCTTTAGATAAATGGCGTAAAGCCGCAGATGAGCGGGAAAAGAAACATAATGAGTTTGAAAAGAAACAATCCAAAGATGGTTCTGGCATGACTGCTTCTATTGACCGTTTAAAGAAACATCTAAACAAAGAAGAAGCTGAACAGATTGATGAGAAAAATGTACCAACAAGTCCAGAAAAATGGGCTCGTGCCAAAGCAGCTGCCAAATCTAAGTTTGCTGTTTATCCTTCTGCATATGCCAATGGTTGGGCTTCCAAAAAATACAAAGCAATGGGTGGTGGTTGGAAATCTGTTAAAGAAGAAACTGAACAACTCGATGAAGTTTCCAGTTCAGAAGTTGAACATCATTTTAATAATTGGACAAACTCTGAACACGCTCCTTATAATAGTGATGCTGGAGATGATAATAAGGTTCACCAATCAGCTTTAAGATATTTGAGAAGCACTAATGTGCCAAAAGAAAAACATGAAAAGATGGCCATGCACATTGCTCATAAATTTCATGGAAGTGGTATTGACGAAGAAGTTGAACAGATTGATGAACTCAAAAAGTCCACAGTATTTTCTTGGTTAAAACAACAACCAGTTGTACCTGAGAAAAAACCAGGTATGACTAGAAAAGACTTCAATAAAAAAATTAAAACTAGTAGCAAAAGTTGGAATAGGGCCTTAGACCGTTTAGCTGGTTATAAACCAACATCTGAAGCTGTTGGAGTCAGTAAAACAAAAGAAACTCAATTTCACAAAAAATTAGATAGTCTTGTTCATAATACTTTTGGTAAAAGAAAAGATGAACTAAAGATGAAAGAAGATGTGTTTCAGGATCCACAGTCTGCCACACAAATGAATTTTGATGGTGCGAATAACACAAATGATACGTCTTTGAAACGTGAGATGTCCAAATCTGCACGTATTATCAAGACAATATATAAAAGAAAAAATATGAAAGAAGATATGAACGACTGGGAAAAAGAAGATAAGTCGATTCAATCTTACGGAAAAAAGCCAAAGTTAGATATAACAGATAAAAAATCTAATATTGGCGAGAACAAACCAGAAGCTCGTGCTGTAATGACCGGAGGTAAAACTCTAACAGGACAATCAAGAGATATGGTAGAAATTGATCCGTCCATGAAAAATCGGCCGGATCGTCCAGATACCTTTGATAAAGGGTATCCAAAGAAATCACCAGCTTAAATAAAGATAAATACACCATAACCCGAGGTTAAAAGGAGAAAAAAATGCCATTATGGGGAAATACAGACGCTAATACAGCAAAGCCACGTTTTTCAGGACTACGTCAAGTTCGGCCGTCAGCGACTGCAACAGCCGCTAACACTGGAGTCCTTGCAGGAGCTGCTTCAGGAAATACAGTAA